ATTTATCTTATCAACTATTAAATAATGTCATGCTATCTGGCTATGCCAGTTACAGCGTTGCAATAAACAAAGATGCTGCACACTATTTTTTATATCCTGTCACTTTATTGAAGGAACGGCCTCCGAACGACAAGCGTTGCAATTGACAGTGCCGGTTGCGAAAAGTGTAGATGGAACTGAATCCCAGGAGTTCATGATTGAGAAAATTGCATTGTGCATAAAGATCTTCAGGGGACTTGGTGACGGGAGAACCCGTCATAATAACTCGGTAGCGCGCTAAATTCCCTAATTTTGTAATGGCTTTAGTCCTGATGGCGGTGGGATTCTTGATCATCGTACTTTCATCCACCACCATTAGGGCACGACGTGTCATTAGATACCGATCCGCAAAGCGTCGTCCTCGTTCCGTGGTAAACGTATCCACATTCATTATTAAAATATTAAAATGAACTTTGTCGGCAATGAATACACTTCTTAATTCCTCTTCGTGTTTTTTTGTTTTTTGCCCTGTCCAAATAACTACATTACGGTCTACATGGTCAGCCATATGAATCTCAATTTCTTTTTTCCAGGTTCCCTTGACACCATTAGGACAGATAACAAGGATGCCATTGATATATCCATTGTCATATAAATAAGAGGAACAGTCTAAAAGAACTTTAGTTTTTCCGCACCCCATTTCCATTAATAACGCAAATTCTTTTTCACCACGACGGAAGTGATTGAGCATTGCCCCCATCCCCACTAACTGATGATCGTAGGGTGGAGTCTTAAATTTATATTGTAATTTATTCATACTTTCTGCAATTCTTAATAAATTCAACAATCTTTTAACATTTTAATTGATACATTTAAATAAAAAATATATAGGGTGGGAAAGAAAGATCAGAATGTCGGAAAATAAAGGTAATGTATACGTAATTCAGGAAGTAGCAAAATTTAATGTTATACCTGCTAGAGAATATGGTGAGTTAGTTCCCCTATTTGAGGAAGGTAAGCAAATAATGTTATCCCCTGCACCTGCTGTACGAAAAGCAAAAGAGAAACTGAGAAATTTTAATGACAATGATTTTTTATTATTAATAGGGGATCCGAGCATGATTGGTTTAGCTTGTGCTGTAGCTTCTGATAATAATAGAGGAAAATATAAAGTGTTAAAATATGATCGTCGTTCCTTTAAATATTTTCCTATACAGATAGACTTGAATGAAAGGAATACTAGAGATGAGCAAGAAAGTTGATTTTATATCATATCTAAACGGAGACGTAAAAAAAGAAGTAAAAATAACAGAGGTCAAAGATGTTTCTACAGCCTCTAACAATTATCTAAAAATCGAAAGCGATTTACTCGCTTTGGAAAATCAAATTAAATCTAAAAAAGCAGAACTCCAACAAATGAACGATTCAATTGTTCAATTGATGGAACAAAGGGGGGTCACGGAAATAAAGTTAATGAATGGCGATGCTGTAAGCTTTAAACCTTTTTTTAAAGGGAGTATCACCAAGGACAATGAAAGAGAAGCTTTTGAATGGTTAGAAAATAACAATTTAGGAGACATAATAAAAAACATTGTTTCAGTAAGGTTTGGGAAAGGGGATAATGAAGTTGCTATTGATCTTATACAAGATCTAGAAAAGCAAGGACTTTCCCCCGACCAAAAACGCAAGGTCGAGCCAATGACCTTGAATGCCTTAATCGGCGAACAAATAAACGATGGCAAAGCCTTCCCATTAGAATTATTTAGTGTCTATTTGGGGAACAAAGTGAAAATTAAACGAGGAAAATGAACGATGAATAATGTAGCGAAAAAAAAGAAAAGTGAAATAAGTACGAATGTCATTGATTTCACATCCCCTTCCATGGTGGGAGCAGGATTTGAGAATGTCAATGCTAGTGAACTAGCGATTCCATTTTTAAAAATTGCAAGTTCACAAACACCTGAAGTAAAGAAAGGTAATACCAAGCATGTCGAGGGACTAGAGGAAGGAATGATTTTTAATTCTGTTACAAAAGAATTTTATAATGGAATTATGACCGTCCCCTGTTTCTTTCGGTCACGTTTTGTTGAATGGGAAAAATTAGGTGAAGGTACAGGTGCTCCCGTTAAAATTTACACACCTGAAGAAGTTCCAGCTTTAACAAGGTCGGAACACGACGGGGAGGATCATTATATGGTTGATGGTCAAATTAGCAGAACTTTCATAGTGAGAACGGCTGAGTATTTTGTTTTACGTTTAAATGATGATGGATCGTTTGAAAGAGCGCAAATCATTATGCAAAAAACTCAATACAAAAAATCTAGATATTGGAATACTATGATGATGAATCAAAAAACCAATAGAAAAGATGGGACTCTCGTAACATTGCCGACATTCGCTAATGTGTACAATATGAAAGCGATACGTGAATCCAATAATAAAAATGATTGGTGGGGATGGAATATAAGATTAGAGAAATCCGTCAATGGTTATCCCAACCCTAAAAATATTGCCGAGGAGGCACAACATTTCTATAAATTAGTAGTGTCAGGTGAGATTGATCCTAGTCCTGAGGTTGTTAAAGAAGGTGACACCCAAGAAATGAAAAACATCACTCCTACGAAGGAGGATGCAATCTTAGGTTCATAAAGGCTCCGAAAATACCTATGAAGATGGGCGGCATAGTCCGCCCATTTTATCGGGAATTTTATGAAAGTAGAAAAATTTAAACATATATTTAGCGGACTTGATCGTGCGCATGGAGAATATCGGTATTCCGAAACGAAAGTTAACGGAAAACGTGAAGGTAAAATGTTCACGAAACACGAAAAACCTACCTTGCAAATGTATAAGGATCATTTGGAAGGCAAGATGCCCGCTTTGGGCATTATTCCGATTCGGGATGATGGTACGGCATCCTGGGGATGCATTGATATCGATGAGTACCCCCTTGATCATAAAAAAATATTATCCAGAATAAGGGAATTAAAACTACCTTTAATAATGTGCTCATCAAAATCTTTTGGGGCACATCTTTTTCTTTTCTCAAAACAACCGCAAGCAGCTAGTCTTTTTCAACAAAAATTAAAAGAACTTGCGGCATACCTAGGGTATGCGAATGCAGAAGTATTTCCCAAGCAAACACAACTCGCCAATGAGAAAGATACCGGGTCGTGGTTGAATTTACCTTACCATGGCGACACACGATACGCGTTTCTTGATAATGGTGAAGGCGCCTCTTTGGATGATTTCTTCATGTTATATGACAAGTTCGTTTGTGATGACATTACCACTATTACGATTACGATTAAACAAGAAGCCATTAAGAATGGTCCGCCTTGCCTACAATTTTTAACTGACAAGGGATACCCTGAAGGAACACGGAATAACGGCTTATTCAATGTAGGAATTTTTTACCGTAAATCCAACCCTGATGAATGGGAGAACCTAACAGAAAAATATAATCTAGAGTATATGGATCCACCCTTGAATGTGAGCGAGGTTACAACTATTCAAAAACAAATAAGGCAGAACAAGGCGGATGGTTCAATAAAATATACTTACCGGTGCAATGACCAACCCATCGTATCAGTATGCCAAAAACCATTATGCAAGACGAGAAAATTCGGAATCGGTTATTCCACGGAAGACCATCCCAAGTATAGTGATCTAGCTGTACAAGATTGCATTCCTCCCATTTGGTTTGTGAACGTGAATGACAAACGCGTGGAAATAGATGATGTAGGGAATTTATATGCCTTTTCTATATTTCGTAAGATTGCGTCTCAACAGCTTAAAGTTTACATACCACGGATGAAAGCCGATGATTGGGATGGAATTGTCCGTGTGTTGTTTGAGACGATCAATACCATAGAAGTTCCCGAAGATGTCTCCAAGACAGGAGAATTTAAAGATTACTTGCAAGAATTCTGTCAAGCCAGAGGGGATTCCTTTACGATGGACGAATTAGGAATGGGAAAGGCTTTTACAGAAAATGGAAGAACCTATTTCCGTTTGTCTGATTTATCCCATTGGTTGGATTCATCTAAAAATTTCAAAGTACAACGTCCATGGATCGTCCAACGTCTGCGAGATATGGGCGGCAAAGATGTGACCGTATACCCACAAAAAGTTCAAACACGCGCCTGGACTATACCTGAATTTAAATCACCTATTAAAGACATTCCATTGCCCCCATTGAAGACTGAAAAAAAAGAGGATGATAAAGTTTTAGGGGGAGAAGATAACGATGAGGAGATCCCATTTTAATGATTAATATTATTTTAGGACCACCAGGTACGGGAAAGACAACAAAACTCCTGGAAATTTGTCGGGAGAAAAAAGAACAAGGAGTTCCGTGGAATAAAATTGGTTTCTTCTCTTTTTCACGCAAAGCGGCTTATGAAGCAAGAGACAGGGCCCGTGATAAATTTCAGGCAAGTCGTGAGGATCTTATTCATTTTAGAACTCTTCATAGTTTTGCTTATAGGCATCTACCCCTTGATGACAATAACCTAATGAAATCGAAACACTGGAAAGAACTATCAGATCGGATTGGCTTTGATCTCGTGTTTGACAATAATGATGAATCTATTTTCGCCAACACTAACCACAAGTACGTGAATTTAATTAATTTAGCGAGACTGAAAGGGGTGTCTTTGCGCGACGCATGGAACACGGCGCAAGAATTTATGATATGGTCAAAGTTGGATTTTATGGATAGGGCGATTACGACGTATAAAAAAGAAAATAATATCTATGACTATACCGATATGATCATTGATTATGTAGAGGATTTTCATCCTACCTCTTTTGATGTTCTCTTCATTGACGAAGCCCAGGACATGCCGAAGATCCAATATGACATGGTGCATAAATTAATTTCCCATAGCGATGAAACATATATCGCCGGGGATGATGACCAAGCGATTTTTCGGTGGAGTGGGGCAGACGTAGATCAATTCATTAATTTAAAAGGAAATGTAGAGATATTAAATAAATCTTATCGCTGTCCTCCGAGTGTCTATAGATTGGCAAATTATATTATTACCCGTATTCGGAACCGTCGCCCCAAAGAGTGGAAACCAAAGGATGAAGAAGGATATGTACATAGAATAACGCATTTGCGCCACATTGATTTATCGAAAGGAAAATGGCTCTTATTGGGACGGACTCGAAAAATTAGAAATGAAATGATTGAAGATTTTCTTTTTTCCCAAGGATATTGGTATGGAAGAGGGGAACATCGTCCCATTGCCCCTACCGTGTTAAGTGCCATTGACACATGGCAACATTTACAAGCTGGAGAAGCAATTCCCCATAGTGACATTAAAATTTTGTACAGTAAAATTAAAAGTGGTACAGGAATTAAAAGGGGCTTTAAACAATTCAAGGAAGAAGAAAAGAATGAACTTTTTACATTAAAGGGTCTTCAACAGCGCCACGGACTATTGGTGGATGGGGAATGGTATGATGTTTTGGATCGTATTAAGCCTTCGGACATAGCTTACTTACGGCGATTGGAACAATTAAATGAAGATTTAAAGGGGGAACCCAGAATCCGTGTTTCCACCATCCATCAAGCTAAAGGCGGTGAATGTGACAATGTTGTTGTACTTTTAGATCTAGGTAAATTAGTTTATAAATCATATTTAAAAAATCCTGATGATGAACATCGCGTGTTTTATGTAGCAGTTACTAGAACCAAACAGAATCTATACATTATTGAAGCGCAAAAACAAGAAGGTTACAGACTCTATGAATCCCCCCTCGAAAATGATCTGTAAAGAAATTCTAAATGACGCAAAAAAATTAATTGGTGGCAACCGCCAGAAAGACTATGGTGACAAGCTTACCAATCATAAGAACATTGCCGCATTGTGGTCGATTTTCCTCCAAGTAAATATCACGGCACACGATGCGGCGGTGTGCATGGCCTTGGTAAAAATAGCACGGCTTATGCACCAACATAAAAAAGACAGCTACATTGATCTAGCCGCCTACGCCGCCATCGCAGGAGAGATAGAGGAAAGAACAACTCGGCATACATCTTTTGAATCAGAAGGAGAGAGAAGGGGTAAGATGACAAAAAAATATATCGATGGCTTAAATAAGGTCATAGATAAACAAGGTTAATGAAAATAAAAAAAACAATAAGAAGCAGGGATGGAAAACGGACGGTGGGGATGTACCCCGAAAGTTGTCGAGAAATTACTTTCAATTATAATGATCATTATGAAAAAAGAGGTAATTATGGATGGCCGGAAGACTCTGATTTATTACTTTCTCCTACAAGGATACTTGATGGCACAAAAGATAAATCTGGACTAGAAGCTTGGAGAAAAAGAGTCGGGGAAGAAGAGGCTGACCGTATTATCGAAGAAGGAGTGAGCATTGGAAACAGTCTGCATAAATATTTGGAAAATTCTATTTGGAAATTATGCATTAATTGGAAGGACTCTAAATGGGTATCAAAATATGCAAAATATCCTCCCCTTGTCAATCCCGCATACCATCCCTACGCTGAGCTCGCAGCTAAGATGGGAAATATAATATTGGAAAAAGGATTAAAGGATCGCTTAGAATGGGTCTACGGACTAGAAGCTCGTATTTATTACAGGATATATTATCGGGGCGTTATTGATCTCGTAGGAGTTTATGAAGGAGAAGAAGCCATCGTTGATTTTAAAACAAAAAAACAAATGCCTAAAGAAGAATGGACAGAGGATTGGAAGATGCAAGTAGTGTCATATGGAATGGCGCATAATTTTCGGTGTAAGACCCATATTAAAAAAGGTGTTATTTTACTAGTAACACGTGAAGGAGAATTTAAGCGCATTATTATTGAGGGTGAGGAATGGAATATGTATTATGAAAGGTTTTGTCAAAAGCTAAGAGATTTTATTGTCATTGATCGTGACGAAAAATACAACAAATATAAGTGGGCACAGGAGCGATATGATGAACTTCAAAAAATTATAAAGGATATTAAATGACACAAAATAATTTTGGTTTTGTTCAATCGGAATGGATGCCACCTGAAACTCTCCCTAATCTATCAGATGCAAAAGTAATTGCCTTTGATCTAGAAACTTATGATCCTAAATTAAAAACAACGGGACCGGGATGGACATCCTCCACAGGACATATTATTGGCATTTCCATAGCCGTTGATGGATGGAAGGGATACTATCCCATCCGTCATGAAAATGGTTTTAACTGGGATCGGAAACGTGTCTTGTCCTGGATGAAAGATTTAATGAAAACCGATGCCATTAAAGTGGCGCACAATGCAGTTTATGACCTAGGATGGCTTCATACAGAAGGCATTAAAGTGAATGGACGGATTATAGACACCATGATCATGGCTCCTCTTCTTAATGAAAATAAATTTTCTTACGCCTTGAACACAGTGGGAAAAGATATGCTCAACGAATATAAAAACGAGACTAAATTAAAAGAGGCGGCAATTGAATTTGGGGTCGATCCTAAAAATGAAATGTATAAACTCCCAGCTATCTTTGTGGGAGATTATGCTGAGCGAGATGCAGACTTAACTTTACGGCTGTATCATCATATGAAACCCCTCATTGAAAAAGATAGCTTGAAAACAGTCTTTAACCTGGAAATGGATCTACTCCCTGTTATTTTTGAAATGACAAAAAAAGGAGTACGTGTCGATGTCGAACAAGCACAGCGTTATAAAAAAAGTTTTAAGAATACAGAAAAGAAGATATTATCTAGCATATTGGAAGATACTGGTCTTGTAGTGGAAATATGGGCTGCTGAATCAGTAGCAAAAGTTTTTGACAAACTTAAAATAAAATATCCTCGCACGGAAAAAACAGATGCGCCAAGTTTTACCAAGGATTTTTTATTGAATCATAAGCATCCTATCGCCCAGAAAATACAACGTGCCAGGGAGTTCAATAAAGTACAGACTACATTTTTAGACACTATTATTAAACATGAACATAAGGGACGTATTCATTCTAACATTCATCAAATGCGTGACGGCGAATCGGGAACCGTGTCTGGACGGTTCAGTTATTCCAATCCCAATCTGCAGCAACTCCCCGCCAAAAACCTAGAGATCAAGAAACAAATACGGGGACTGTTCTTGCCTGAGGAAAATGAGGTGTGGGGATCATTCGACTATTCACAACAGGAACCACGCTTGGCTGTTCATTATGCTAGTAGACTGGAATGCGAGGGTGCCGAGGTCTTAGTAGAAGAATACAATAAGAATGCCGAGGCTGATTTTCATGAGATGGTGGCAAACATAGCGGACATTGATCGTGGACGCGCCAAGACCATTAACCTAGGGTTGTTCTATGGAATGGGAGTTAATAAACTCTCTCAACAATTACAAGTGGAAAAAGACATCGCGAAAGAAATTTTAAAAGAGTACAATTCACGTGTTCCATTCATTAAAGAGTTAGCGACTAGTGTGATGGGATACGCCAACAAAGAAGGTTATATCTCAACACTTAAAGGTAGAAAATGTCGTTTTGAATTGTGGGAGCCAACCACGTTTGGCGTTTATAAAGCACTTCCCTATGATCAAGCTAAATTAAAGTATGGAGAACACCACCATTTAAAACGAGCGGGTACCTACAAGGCACTCAACCGGTTGATACAAGGATCAGCCGCCGACCAAACAAAGCAAGCGATGGTCGCGTTGTACAAGGAAAATTTAATTCCGCTCATTCAAATCCATGATGAACTTACTTTGAGCTTTGATGGATCGGAAAATGTAAGAAATAAAATTATTTCCATCATGGAAAATTGCGTCAATTTAATTGTTCCCAGCAAAGTTGATTGCGAAATTGGAAAATCCTGGGGAAACGCAACCTAGGTAATCTGCCAAAAAAAGAAATGTCTTGTATTAGTTTTAATATAATATAAACTAACATAATATTATAATTAAAAGAAAGATAGAATTATGAAAAATGTAACTTGTTGGGAATGCGAAATACCAATGATCCAAAAAGAGGAAGGCTATCATATTTGCCCTACCTGCAAATCGGATCTGTTGGAAATTCCTGAGTCCTTAAAAAAATTATATTTGGGGAATGAAGCCAAGCCATTGAAGGCGGAGAAAGTGGAACCAAAAGAAATTGTTGCTCCATCATTACCATCCCCAAAGAGACGAAGGGATATCCATCGTGATGTTCGCTTGGGCGCTTACGCTCTCGTTGAAAATGAACAATTAAAGAAGAAGCCCCTTATCAAGAGGCTTCGTGAAAAGTTTCCTGAGATAGGCTCAGGGGTTGTTTGTAGAGTTGTCAATAAGCTCTTGGAACAAAGAGTCATTGAGATCGATACAAAATTCAAGACCAAACCAATCCTTGTAAAAGGGAGATATTGGAGAAAGATATGAATAGAGAAGAACTAGAAAAAAAAGTTCTAGCCAATAAAGTTAAACAAACCGATGGCATAAGATTAATTCTCAAATGGGTTGATGCTTGTCCTATGGAATGCGAGATAAGTTCAATGCAAGGGAGTATTATTCATATTAAAGTTTCTTCTTTAATGAAGAAAGAAGAATCAACTACATCATAGATCGAAACACGAGGAACAGCAGTTGTCCGATAATTGCTGTTCCGATGAACCACATAATCTTTTTCATTCCTATCATATCCTTCTTGATCCAATCAATGTCGCTTTGAACGTGCGCCAAGTGATTGGAGATCATTAGGTTGATCTTTTCATCAGTGCTTTTAATGCGCTCGTGGATGAGCTTGATCTCTCCCTCGATCTTGAGGATACCTTCCCTATTCTGTT